TCGTTAGGTAGTCCTAGTGTATATTTCCCCTTGGCACTTGCATAAAGGGTTAGTAAGTGGTCATAATCCAATGGAAGTCCTGATGTGTCATCATCTGCACTCATATCAGCAGGGTTTTCTACATAAATCATATACAACCCATCTTCAACTGATGTTGTTGGTGCTGGTCGCAGTTCAAACATATTGCCTAAAATTGTGTATTTAGGGTCTACTTGAGAATAAATGTCTATATTAGGGTCTCCTATCTCTGTTAAATCTATCTGGTCTACTTTAACTCTGTCCGTAGCATTAGCATATCCTATCTCTAGCCTTACAAACTTCCTAAAGTCTTGTGGTAGTGAATAAAGAGACTGATTAGCAACTGTATCAGCCTTAGCAATCCTTAAAAAGTAGTTTTGTCCTAATGTTAGAAGTCTGTTTAACACAAGGTCTCTTGCAGTATTAAGGTCTCTCTTAACCTGTGTGCTAGTTACCGTGCTATTAGCCCCTATTGTCATATTGAGCAAATCTCCCACTTCTGTCTGCATTTGCGAGAATGTCATTGTATTATCAAATCAATTAAATCATCCTCGTATCACCTTATATATAATTATACCATAGCTACAACAACTCCCTTTGGGTTTCTTCTGGCAGAATACTCTTATATAACTTGACTAATTTACCTGCCTCCTTGCTAATTTCCCTCTCATTCTTAACCCATTCTTGACCTATTTTAACCTTGTTTTGAGCCTTTTTAGACTTAATATCCTCTATCATAGCCCTTAATTGCTTCTCAAACTCTACATTGTCCTTGTATGGGTAACTATTCTCCTCTGTTACGACCTTTGAGTACGGTAGCATGTTCTTTACTACACTTGGCAACCCCAAAGCAGTAAATTCTACAAACTTTATCTCGCTTTTGTACTCGTTGAATGGCTTACTCTCCAATGGAATGATTGCTCCATCCAGTCCTAGGGTCTTTAACTTGAATGTATAGGCCTTAAATGGATACCATGGGTATCTTGTTATTCTATCGGCTATGTCTATAAACTGATTCTTGTAATAACTACCTACTATATGCAAAGTAACCTCAGGATAATCTTTTAACACCCTTACTAATGGCTCTTTTATCTCTTCCCAGTCTCCCAAGTGGCTTACTCCACCCTGCCAACCTAGTCTAATCTCCCCCTTCTTCTTGTCTTTTGGTATAAACTCCCCCTCAGGGTATAAATCGTAATTAAGAGCATTGTGTACTATTCCACCCTTTACTTCCTTGCCACCGAACTGTAAGTAATACTCCAATAATTTCTCCACTGGTGTTGTTATTAAATCAGCGACTGCTAACATATACAATAACCCCATTTGCCCTGATAGGTTCCTGTACCTATTGAAGTTCTCAGTCAGCCCCGTTACCCATATTGGCTTAAGTTGCCCGTCTACAACCGCCCAAGCGTCTTCTGTGCCAAACTCTCCATAATGCTCTGAAGTTGGCAATACCTCCATTGTATTGTCGTCATGGTCAAAGACTATCTTCTTCTCAGGGGCTATCTCTTCTTTTATCTTTTTTACATAGGGCAAGTCAAGCAATCTTGCCACTATAATGTCTGCATCTTTAATACACTCTATTACTCTGTCCCCACTTTCTTTATTATCCAATAAGATACTTCTAACATCACTCCTCAATTGCAGGGCCTCATGGAACTGGCGTATTCTATACCAACCACAACCCCCCTCATCAGCAGGTAAAAATAAGACTTGTAGGGGTCTTTTCCCTTTTGTTTTGGATTTCTTGGACATAATATCCTCGTAATAATTTATATTCCTAAATAGTGTTAGGATCTACTGTTAAACATAATCTCCCCTGCTCGTCCTTTACAAAGGCTTCCTTAAACTTTACAGGGTTGGTAATAACATCATCCCCCCACACCTTTTTAGCTACATAATACATTTCTCTTGGGATAATAGCTTCTAGCCTCCAATCTCTACTCTTACTGAACCCATCACCCCTACTTGCTCTCATCTTTGCGTTTCTCTCAAACACCCCATCAAAATCATTCTTTAATCCCCTCGCCATCTTCTCCTTCCTTATCTTCTCTATTCTCTCTCCAATGGCTTTAGCTAATATTTGCTCCTGCTCTTTATTCTTAGGGGCTAACTTAAGAAGAATATCCTCTACCTCCTCCTTGCTTCTACCTGTTAGCTTCTTCCCACTTGGGTCTACCAATGTCATATATCAATTATACCATTAAAAAGAAAAGGGAGAGGTTGCCCCCTCCCCTTCTCAAAGAATTAAAAGTAAAAACTACTAAACTGCTAGTCTAGTCATTTTACCATTCATCTTCTCTGCCCTTGCCTCTAAGGTCAGTTCACCAATCAAGACTCCATTCTTTGCATCAGCAGTCTCTGGAGTATCTATCTTTTTAACTGGTCTTAGTTGTGCTACAGCCCACATATCTTTTTGTAGGACTGCTAACTCGGTATCGGCAATCTGACTGTCGCCTTCAACCATAAGTCTTCCAAATGGAGAAGAGTATACCAACATCTGAGATGTAAACTCTTTATTTCCATCATTGTAAGTCCTGTCTGAACTCATAAGCTGTGCAAGTTTGTTTACTTGAGTATATGAACCAAGTAACCAGTCTGGTCTTCCACCATTCTTATAACAATCCTGGATTAAGCTATTAAGCTCTGCCTCTGTTAAGGCCCTTCCAGTCCCTGTCCCTGAGGATATATTGGTGGTAATGAATCCCATGATTCCCTTTAACTCCCTACCAGTTCCAGATGCTCCTGAGTTACCGGAACCTGTGACTAGAGCTTTCTCTATATCTCTACCGATAGCCTCTAAGGCAACCTGAACCCTGAATGCGTATTCATCTTCCATTCCTGCTGGGTCTACCGCCTGTTGGGTGTTAGATACTTGGAATGTTTTTCTGAATATCTGGGTATAGTTTGTTAATCTACTTGGTGCAGTTAATGCTCCGTAAGTATATGTGTCACCTTCTATCTGTGCGTTTACGGCGGCACTGTCATGCTCGTATGTACTCCACTCGTGAAGGGTGTTCTTTGCAGATACCTTTCTGAGCTTTGAATACACGGGTGTCGTCATGTCTCCAATTTTTGTTAAGACGTCAGTCAAATCTTCATGATTTGTTCTTGCGTCGTATGTCTGATATACAGCCATTTTAGTAATTCTAATAATTAAAAGTCCCCGATAATACAAGGACCAAACAGTCTATAAAAGCACAGCGACTATTTACGCCTTCCCAATGTCTTTACCTTGCCTAAATGTTAAGACTTTGGCATTGGTGCATGCTTTTTAAGAAACTGTGTAAAGTCTCTTGTTCTTGAAGCCGCTTCAAGTTCTGAACTTCTGGTGTCATCCACCTGGTTCATTCCCCCTTGCTGCTTCTCGGAATATGTAGAACTTCTCTGTTGCTTTGCTCTAGCCTCTGCTATCTGGTCTAAGTGTTTTAACTTATAGGCCGTCTCGGGGTCAGATATAAACTGCCCTGTTTTAGCCAACTCATCCATATAAGCGGCGACTTCGGTTGCGACAAACCTTGGCATTCCATCAGAACCATCGTACTTACCTTCCAAACGATTACACTCCGAGATAAACATATTTGCTGCCTTCTCTTCCTGCATAATCTTTTGCTGTTCTTCCTTAGTAACAAACCCTAGCTTCTTGAGTGTCTCTTTTGCGACCTCTAATTGCTGTTGTTGAGCCTGTTCGTCAGGAGTCATACTGGCAAGTCTTTGGGCTTCTTCCTGTTGTGCCCTAAGCTCTGCTAATTCCGCTTCGTACTTCTTAGCCTTCTCATTAACTTCTGCAAACCTATCATAAGGAATGCTCTTAGTCTCTGGGGCCTTAGTACCATCCTGTATTCCCTCACTGGTGGTTTCCGTCTTCTCTGACGATTCAATAGAAGTATCTACAGTGCTTGTTTCTACTGGTGCTGAATCAGTAACGGGAGCTTCCGTTGTTGTGTTTACAGCTATTGTGTTCTCCTCCATAACTTTTCCCACATTTTAACGACTTCAGTGTCGGTTGGGTTATTAAATTTAACTATAAAGAGCGATTAGTGGATACTCTCCACTGAGCAACAGGCCGAGGATAGACCTGCTGCGCAATAAAGACTATCCTTATTTAATTATAACACGACCCTACACTTGTAACTCCATCCCCTCTGGCAGCGGTGCGTCAGGGTCTACCTCACCCATTCCCATTGGCATTGGTGGCGTTTGCTCTTCTGCTATTCTTTCCTTTTCTTCTTCTGCGTCTATATTAAGATTCTCCAATAGGGTCTGCCTACTTACATCCCCACCTGCTCTTAGGGCCATTAGAATGTCTCTCTTGGCCTCCTTTGTATGAGCAACTCCACTTGTGATTCTTACCTTGACCTCTGGGTTGGAAGGAATAGCTACTACCTTTAGAAGCCTCTCTATATCTACTGGTGGTTGCCCTCCACCTAGTACCCCGTAATATTCCCCATTTGAAGCCCTAAATGGCTTTGTAAGTAACTGATACTCATACCCTAGTTGTAGTATATCCTCCCCTAGCTTTGCCAAGCAGTTGGCTAAGTTGTTTACAAGGTCAGATAACTGATTGAAGTTAGAGGCAATTAAAGTCTCAATAGCAATGCCACTTTTAACCCCAGTCGGAGTCTGTCCTATAAATGCCTCGTTAGCTGCTCCTATCATTTGAATATACATTCCAAGTGCGTCTATCTGCCTGTCTACATCGCTTCCCATTGGAGGCGTTGGTAAGAACTCAGGCTTGAACCCTGCTTTGTAGTATATCTTCTCACCATTCTGATTGGTGACACTCTTAACTCCTGCTCCCTTAGGAATAAGCAATCTGCCCTTGTTAATCAAGATGTTGTACTCAAGTCTACTTGTTTCTAAGTAGTTAGCCGCTTTATTCAGAGGTACAATATTCTTAACCCAGCCTTCACCGTAAATACCCCCCACGTTGATGTCAGGTTGATATATCTCAAAAGGTAACTTCTTAAAGGAGGTCAATTCATTCCTAAGTATCTCTCCACTCTGTGGGCTTGTGGTTACCACTCTTATTCCTTCCTTAGTAACACACCAGGTCTCGTGTAATATAACATTCTTTCCCCCGGCATCTACATTGTTCTCGTTACTGATAATTAGGTTCTTGTAATCGCTCTCTGATAAATTACTTGTAGTAGTTAGATTCTCTGTAACCTTCTTGTCATAATTAGGGTTCTCCTGGATTAACTCCAAAGGCTTACTCATAACCTTAACCACATACCTTGCGTCTTCAATGCTCGAACAGTACGGGTCAATGTAAGTATCAAAAGGATCTAAACACTCTATCCAAGCATTACCCTCCCCATCGTCTAGCTTATCGTCGTATCCATATTGGAATATACCAAGTCCATAAAGTAATCCATAAAGTAAAGCTTTGTTTACCTTCTCTTCTAAATTGAGCTTGTCGTATTGGAATGCCAAATACTCTCCTAATATTCTTGAAGTGTCACTATCTAGTTCCCCATAAGGCAAGGCGTCTACATCCCAAGTAGGATTAGCCTTCATGACAGCATTTCTGACAGCCCTACAAACCATGTAGGTATGATTAATGTAAAAGGTTAATGGGTTTCTAACATCCTTTATAAATGTTCCTGTTACTTTATCATACTTGAGATTCTGGTTACCCTTGTAATACATGTAGTTCACAAACCATTGAAGTTCAACGTTAGTACCTCTCCAGTTTCTGCTCTCATCAAACTTCTCTTTGGTATACTGCATCCAATACTCTTTGTCGTACTTTTCTTTCCCCTTTTTCTCCTCGTACTTCTGGGCTGTGCTTGTTGCCATTTACTTACAAACTAGATTTAATCATCCTCGTGATTATACTTGTTACTTCACACTCTTTTCTATTGCTTCCTGAATAACACTATCCATATTCTCTAATTCTACTAGGTTGCTTGTATCTTCTATCTCATCCGGCTCAGGTTGATTGGCGTAAGCAGTAAACTCCGGCAAATCTCTTGCCTTCAAGAGCTTTTGTAACTCTTTTCTCTCCCTGCTCCCTACCATAATCTGCATACAAGTTATTACTCCCATTGATAATATGGCAATTCCTAGCAATATACACAAAACAAAGACTATCGTTTCCATATATATAATTATATCATATTAGATAAAACTATCCCCTCCCATCATCTCATCTATTCTGTCATTTGTATCCACCTCGTCATCATCATCTTCTTCCTTCTCTAATTGCCCATACATATTAACCTTAGGGTGTTCAAAGTAATCAGGTCTACTCATAACGATATACCTAAGCACGTCACATTCGTCCTCGCCCAGCTTAAATGGCTCACTCCTTTTACTGTCCTTCTCATCGTTCCATTTCTTCCAATGATAATTATTAAGTTCGTCTATCAATCCTTTACACCTTTTGGCTACATATAACTTGTTCTCTCTAAACAGTCTTGTAACCCTATTGATACCAGCCATAACATCGTTATTAGCAGGAATAAATCCCCAGCCTTCTTCTTGTAATTGGAACATCATACTTTGTCCACTTGTCTGCTGTGTTCCCTTACTTGCTGGGTCAATAACAAACATTTCTATATCCTGCTCTCTTAATCCGTTCCTGATAAGCATTCCGTTTAACTGATTACTAATGTCTTTAGCTGTTAGAAACTGCTCTCTAAACTCATCAATGACAAATAGGTTTCCATTTATATCCTCTTTAACTAGAAGACCAGCAGTAGGGTGATTCCAACCTACATCTAATCCTACAAAGTAAATATCCGTTAATGCCTTATCACTCTCTTTACAATGCCTTACCTCGTTAAAGTCTGGGTATATAAGTCCTTCAAACTTCTCAAAGGAGGCTAAATACTCTTGCCTAAACATCATCTCAGACAAGTCCCTTTTTGCTTGTTCTACTAAACTCTGGTCAATGTAAGGATTGTCTAAGGTTGTAAACTTCCAGGCTTCAAAGCCTTCTTTTCCTTCTATTGCTGGTTTGTAAAAGGTGTCATACACCCAATCATACCCCTGTGGCGTTGTTGTTACCCAAGCAATACCATTCTTATCTGTTAGGGTTGGGTACAATACTTCCCACACCTGTTTACTCATAAAACAAGCCTCATCAAGCCATAGCCAGTCTAGTCCTACTCCTCTTAACCTATCAGGGTTCTCCCCACTTCTAAGGGTAATTGTGCTTCCGTTAATCAGTTCAAGTTTGTTGTCCGACTTATTAAAGTCTTTTATAGAATCTTTAGGACACCATTCCATTAACATAGGGATATTGATATCTTTTAACATCTGATAAGTTGGGGATATAATCCAGCCATGCGTAGGTCTTCCTATTTTCTCTGCTACCATATCCGCCTGCCACAGGGCTTCTATTGTGCCACTAAGTGTCTTGCCTCCTCTACGACCCGCTATAAGTGATCTAAATCTGGATTTGCTATTATGGAACTCATATTGATATTTATGTGGTAGGTACTCCATTGTCTTCTGGTGGTCTAATAAATATCCCAGCAGATAGTTTGTCTCCACCACTGGTTACATCAATCTCTTGAGGGGCTTTACTTATATGTCTATCTAGATAGTCAACTGTGTACTTCTTGTCTATTAGATACTGAGCCAACTTAACCTCTCTGAGTGTATGCTTTTCTGGGTGTACCTTTATATCCTCCAATAAGGCTTTTATATCGGCATAAGGCATATCTGCCAACTGCATTATCTCATCCATTATCTTCTGGGCCTCCCTACGCCTCTCCCAGCCCTTCCTTTTTGCTTCTGGTGATGGCTGTCCAAGAACATCAAATCCTTTTCCAGTTACACCACCCTTCGTGTTTCCCATCGTGTTTTATTTTAACTTAATTGCTTTATTACCCGTAAACTTCTCCCACCTGTCAATTATTACTTGGCAATAATGTGGGTCTATTTCCATCATATAACACTTTCTATTAGTTTGTTCACAAGCAATTAGGGTTGAACCACTACCACCGAATGGGTCTGCCACTATCTCCCCTTCTTTCGTTACTAAGTCTATCGCCCTCGCAGGTAATTCTAATGGATAACACGCTTCGTGTAATCCTTTTATCTGTGTATTACTTGGTCTAACCCTCCAGTAGTTAGTCATCGTTCTTCCTGTTCTCTTATTCATAAACACATCACTTCTATTTGTTGATAGTCCAAACATCTCATAATCGTTTCTCATATTGTCCTCATCTCCCACAACCAATATGTCTTCGTATGTTCTTGTCATTTGCTTATTGCTTACAACTGGCAT